GCCGGCGATCCGTCGTCCAGCATGTCCTGGCCGGTCACATCGGCGGTGAATTGCCCGACCATCGCCGAGATCAGCGACGCCTGCCGCCACACCTTGTTAAGCTGGATCGACAAAGCGGTGCCGGTGGAGAAGCCGAGAATGCGCGCGGTGAACCCGCTCGCGATGTAATCGGCCTGCGCCATGACATCGGCCGCAGGATCGCCCGCGAAGGTCTGGAAGTCATTCGTTGCCATGAACCCGGCCCCCTAAAGCGTTTGGATGATCTTGCCCCAGGCCCCCTCGTTGAATCCCCCGAAGGGACCGCCGGGTGAGGATGGAATGTTGAAGGCGAACAACGGCTCGGTGCTCACCGTCGTCTCGATGAAGTTGTATTTCACCCCGCTCGCCTTGATCGGAAAGTCTTGCTCGAGCACGGCCAGCATCAGTGACGACAATTCCACGCCGGGAATCAGCACGTCGCATTGCATCAGGCCGCCCGACGTGTCGCCCTTGTCCTGCACAATCACGCCGGGGAACACCGCGTTGAATGCCTCGTAGATCTGCGACAGCGTGCCGTCCCAGCTATTGGCGATTGCCTGCAATTTAAGCAGCGTGCGATAGGTCTCATCGTCGAGCGCGGTGATCGCGTCGGTCGGCTCGTATTTGCCCAGCCAGACGCCCTGATTGAATCCGGTGCGCGCCCCGGCACCATCGTTGAACGAAAAGAACACGCCGCTGATCGGCACCTGGACATAACGCGTGCGGCCGATCCATTGGCCGAGGACGTCCAGTTGCACGCCGACCGCGCTGTCCAGATCGAAATCCGCGGTGAGCTGCGCCAGCATCGCCTGCGCGTCGATCATCGGCTGCAGCAGCACGGCGAGGGTGTTCATGAAGCGGGGCTTGGTCGAATGCCATGAGGTCACCAGGCCGAGGTAGTCGGAGAGATTCATGGCCTGCCTCGCTGCAACGTCACGCTCGGATATTCGCCGAACTCATCGCGATAGTACCGCGAGAAATGCGACAACTGCCAGAAGCCGAACTCGACCGCGGCGCGCGTCACGCACTCGCCGGCGATGATGCGCTCGCGCGCGCGGATCAGTCTCTGCCGCCGCAGGAACCTGGACGGTGATATGCCGAGGTGGCGGCCGACGTAGTTTCTCAATGAGCGGACATTCGTTCCCAGCAGCCGCGCGATCTCCGGCAGCGGAATACGCGCCTCGCACGTCTCTGCCAGAGCGATGAACCGCTTCACTAGCTCGGCGTGATCACGACATTCGCCGGGTCGCAATGGGCGATCTGGAAGATGGATACCGGGATGTTCGCCGTTCCATAGGTGCCGCCGCTCGGGCTCGCGACGGTCATGGCCGTGATGTCGTACGTGTTGGTCGCGCCGAAGGGCAGTCCCGTCGTCGCATCGCAGAGGTTTGCCGGGAGCCATAGCTTTGAATAAACCACGCCGACGCCGGAGCCGAGACTATTGATGTAATTCGCGACCGCCTGACTGATCGCCGCGCCGATGATCGTGGAATAGCCCGCCTTCGGTGTCAGCGTGATCCGCACCCCGACATCGATCTGCGACGGCACGAAGAAGCCGATATCGTGCGGCAAATTATAAACGTCGTTGACCGTCTCCCGCGTGGTCCCGTACGTGTAGCAGCCCGGCGTCTTTTTCAGCAGGATGGTCTGGCAAATCTGCGTCGCATCGCCACCCTGTACCACCATGCTGATGCTATGCGGCGGCAAGGGGCCGACGCCGGCCGGCGGCGGCGTCGCGGTGTAATCGGTCGAGGTATCGTTTTCATAGGGGACGCACGCCGTCACGCCGGGAAGCTGCAACACCGCGCCGGTGACGCCCATCAGCACGGAGAGCGCCGGCAGCGCGGTTGACTGGCTCTGCCGCACGCGCAGCCCCGCGTCCATCTCCACCGGCGCTCCCGGCTCGGCGGGGCCGGGGTTCGTCACCGTCTGCCAGCCCAGCGTGATGGTATCGATCTGCGTGATCGTACCAGGCGCGGCGCCGAGCGCGCCCGCCGTTTCCGCTGTCGCCGTCACCGTTATCTCGCCGGAGACCGGGATCAAGACGGATACCGGAAGCAGCCAGCGGTTCGACGACTGATCGCGCGCCGCGCCATTGGTAATCAGGGTGCCGGCCTGGCCGACGATCAGCACATCGACCGACGAGTTCGACGGCAACTGCCGTGTCATGCCGTTAATTTTGACATTCGAACTCAGGCCGACGCCCTGCGCGGTCGAGGGGCTGAAGCTGTTGTAGACCGCGAAGCACGCGGCATTCGCGTCGGAGGCAGCGAGCGCGAACACGGCGATCATCTGCCCGTCCTGGGAGTCGTTGCTCACCACGATGTCGCTGCCGTAGATCGCCTGGAACTGGCCGATCAGGAAGGCCTGGATCTGCGCGAAGGTGGGCGCATGGATGCCAGTGGCATCGACATAGGCGGCGGTCGGGGAGCGGACGATGCTGCCGGACATTTACCAAGACCCCGCGTCGAGGGCGATGATGCGGAAGTCGGTGATGTCGGCGCGAGGCCCGGCAAGCAGATTGGCCGGCACCGCGGTGAGGCTCGTGCCGCCGCCGGCGACCACGCCCACCACCACCGCGGGCGTCGCCCCCGCCGCGGGCGCTGCCTGCTGCGTCAGTGCCGGCGGCACGGGCGCACGGACCGCGTAGCGCGGCACCGGCGCCGGGACCGCGGCAGGAGAGCGGAGAACCGGCGGGACGGGCTCACGGACGCGCGGTGGCCGCCGCGCGGGTATCCGGAGGGCCCGCCCCGGCAGCGTCACGACGCCAGAGTCACGAACGACGACGAGCGGCATCAGAATGTCCCTGCGTCCAGTGCGGTGATGCGGAAGTCGGAGATATGCGCGACAGACTGTGACAGGTCGGCCGGCTGCATCTCGAGCGGCGTGCGCAAGCTGCCCTGGATGCCCAGCAGCATCGACCTGCCGCCAAGCGAGACGCCAAGCGGCGGCACGGCGCCCGGCAGCTTCGCCGCCTGCAGGACGGCCACGCCGTAGGCCGTGTTGATCGTCATCGCCGCCGACCAGGTGCGCGTGTTGGGATCGACCACCGAGTTGTAGGCGGAGATCGTCGTGACGTTCGGCGTCGTCTGCACGCGGTCGACCACGACGATGTCCCGCGTCGCCGCGGTGCGCTCGCCGAGCACCTGCGTGTTCCAGGGCGTGCCATCGGTCTGATCAGCAAAATATTCCCCGAGATTGAGCCGCAGCCGCGTCATCACCGATTGCGCGACGCCCTCGGGCTGGTCGATCCAGAAATTGCTCTGGCCGTGGCCGAACGTCATATCCCCGTTCGCATCGAGGCGGCGATACCGCATCAGGTGCTCCCATCGATGATATCGCCGCGCGACTGCAAGAATTGCAGCAGGTTCTTCAGTGCGACGTTGCCGTTATAGCTGCCGGTGATGGTCCCCTTTGCGACCGGCGCCGTGCCGAGCACGCCGAGCTTGTTGCCGGTATCGCCCACCATGACGTTCTCGGCCTTCAGCGTGACCGCCTGATTGGCGCCATCGACAAACACCACGGCCTCGCCCGCGCCGTTCGCGTAGAGCGTGATCGCCTGGTTCTTGCCATCGACCTGCACGACGGTTTTCTTGTCGTCGCTGCGAAGCTGCACGGTATCCGGATCGACGCCGCCGGCCGGCAGGTTCGGCTGGCTCCGCACCCCGACATGGGCGACCGCATCGGTGATGTCGTGCATCCGCCAGTCGGACGGCTGCAGCGTGCCGCCATGCTGGAACCAGTTGTCGATGCTCCGCTCGCTGAAACTCAGCCAGCACTCGTCGCCCGGCTTGACCGGGAAGGTGAGCGTATGGCCACCGCCGCCCGGGAAATGCACCGGCACGTCGTGGATCGGCGAGATGGACACCGGCTTGAGCGTGCCGTCCGTCATGCGCTGGATCGCCTGGATCGCCGGCTGCACGACCGCGGTGACCGCCACCGCGTTGAAGCTGACGATGATGCCCGGCATGCCCGTGTGGATTTGCGCCTGTCGCCCGTCGAGTACGGTTTGCAGCGCCTCCAGATCATCGGCAGTGGTCTGCCGCAGGTCGAGCGTGGTGTTGGTATCGCCGCTCATGACATGACCCAGTAGAGATGCGAGCCCGTGCCGAGATCAGCGAAGGTCGGCACGTCGTCGGGGACGCCATCGGATTTCACCCATAGCTGTCCGCCGAAGTTGAGGTAGCCGAACTGCGCGAGCAGATCGGCGCCGGTGACCAGAGGAATGCCGCAGGCGATGGGGTTGCCCTGGTAGTCGTTGATGTCCATCACCCAGCCGCCGCCGCCGGCGCACGTCGAAGGCGCGTCGCGATAGGTGAACACCAACTGGTAGGTCGCGCCCGCGAGCGCGATGGTGAAAAACTGCGGCGTGCCCGACAGCGGGATTTCCGAGACCGTCCCGCTCATGGCGTGGCCTTCTGTTGCTGCGAGCCCGTGATGTTGCTCAGCGTCGAGCGCAGCACCGGCGCCGGCTGCTGGTTGCCGGCATCGGTCGGCGGCTGGGTCGTTTGCGGGATCGCCTGCGCGTCCTGCGGCGGCGAGTCGGCCTCACCGAGATCGACAATCAAGACTTCTTGCATGTGGCATTCGAGGATCAGCGCATATTCGGTGTGATGGTCGTTGGCGACCGAGAGTTCGGTGATCACCACCTGCTGGGCGTTGGTGCCCTGGCCGTCATAGGTGCGCTTGCCGGTGATCAGCGTGAACGGCTGGCGAGCGGCCTGCAGCGCGAGCAGCTTCTGGTAGATGCCGTTGACCCGCTGCTCGGTGAACAGGCCGAGGACACTCGATCCGGTCGCGGCCAGGGAGGCACCGCCGGAGATCAGGCCCGTGGCCGCCTGCACCACCCCCCCTACGATGTTGGAATTGCTCCACCCGCACCGCATCGTCACCGTGCGCGGCAGCATGAACATATGATCCGAGGCCGGCGAGCCCTTCGCCAGCGGATGTAGCGTCACCGTCGCCCGGTCGGAGAAGTGCTCCTCGATCGTCACGTCGGGAATGATCGCGCCGCCCGGTGTGCTGGCGTCGCCGATACTGCGCGGCAGGCGGATCCACGCCGGGATCAGCCCGGTCGCCGCCAGGGCTTGCTGGCCGACGCCGGCGGCGACCGATGCGCCAAGCAGGGCGCCGCTCATCGAAGCACGCTCGCGGTGTTGCGCACCAGCGTCTCGTTGACGCGGTTCTGTGCCAGCACCACGCGATGCGCGGTATCGGCACCATCCGTGCCCGGCGGCACCTGGATCGTGGTCTGCTGATGGATCGTCACACCGCCACCCCCGCCGTCGCCATCGCCGGCGGACGCGACGGCAGTGGCTGGCATCGTGGGTCGGCCGCCCAGCGCCATCTGCACGCCGCGATCGACCACACCAGGCGGCAAGCCGTGCCCGAGTTCGACGCGCGACATCGCCGTGACGATCTTCGCCATCAGCGCCGGATTGCCGGTGTCGATCGGCGCGTCCTTGTCGATGCCGACCTCGCGGGCAACGCGGGTGGCGTAGGCGGACGGATCATTGGCATCCTCGACCGGCGCCCAGCCATGCTCGCGTTTCCCGGTCGCCGGATTGACCCTTCCCGCGATCAGTTCCATCAGCGTGTTCTGACCGTGCCGCGTCTGATCGATCTGGATTTGATTGACCATCGCGGCGACGCCCGATTCCCAGCTTTCAAAATGCCGGAACCCGCCGCCGCCCACGGGGCGCAAATTGCCAGGGTTGAGGTTGCGATCGCCGACGGTGTTGCCGGTCGTCGTCGTGGTGCCGCCACCGCCGCTGGTCGCACCGTCGGAAGAACCAAACCCCAGCCAACCCCAGAACTGCTTGGCGCCCTGCTCGTGCAGCTTCTTGACCTGATCGGAATGGCCTTTGCCGAACGCCCAATCTTCGATCGAGTCTGACGCCTTATTCAGTTCGTCTTGCAGCCACGTCGTGATCAGTGCCGCCACGCCGACGGCGAGCGTCGAAGCGATCACGCCCGCGCCCGCGCCCGCGCCAGCGGCACCAGCGGCGGCTGGGGCGGCGAGGCCGAGCAGACGGCCCAGGCGTCCCACCACGCCCCCCGCGGCGAGCGCGACGCCGATCGCTCCCAAGGCCGCGACGATCGACCACATATTGACCTTGATGCCGGCGACCTCGACGCACCAATCCTTGAACTTGTCAACGAATGACCAGTTGATTGCCGAGATGCCGCCGCTCTCCCAGACGGCATAGTCCTCGAGTATCAGCATCAGTGCCGACAGCGCCGTGATCCACGCCCCGATCGGCGAGCGCATCAGCGCGACACCGAACGCGATCAGCGCGCCCTCGACGATATCCAGCGCCGGTGCGACCTGGGTGAGCAGTTGGAAGATTTGCTGGAACCCGTCGATCACATGGCCGACGATATCGACCAGCCCGGTCATCGCGCCGAGCAAGAACGCCACCGCCGCGGCCGCCGCTCGCAGCAACGCGGTGATCTGCGGCAGGTGCGCCTTGATGACCTCATACAGGTGCTGGAGGATCGGCCCGAGCCGTTCCATCAACGCCGCGCTGAACGCCTCGCGCATTGCGCGGAATTCGAGGCCGATCGCGCGGAACTGGTTGCTGGCCTCGTATGAGTTCTTCTTCCACCGTTCCATCGCCGCGGCGTTCAGGCCGACCGCCTCGTAAACCTCCTTCTGGATTTTGAGGAAGCGTTCCCAGTCGCCGCTGCTCGCGGCCAGCATCTCGCGCATGCTGAAGCCAAACGATTCTGCCCAGGCCAGCGTCTGCGCGAACTGATTCCGCTGTGCATCGGTGCCGTGCATGAACTCATAGGTGCCGCCGTGCGCGCGGAACCACTCGCCAAGCTGCCGGTAGCGGTCCGTCGTATCGGTCGCCGTGATGCCCAGCGAGCGCAGTTGCGCCGTCGCCGCGCCGCCGAACCTGGCGGACCATTCGGAGAACCGCTCGAGGCCCTGCGTCGCTTCCTCGCCCGAGATGCCGAGGTTGGACAGCGCGAAGGTGGTCGCCTTGATGTCTTGGACGGACGAGCCCATCCGCAGCGACATCCAGTAGAACTTCTCGCCGACCTCGGCGAGCGAGCGCGACAGCGCGATCATCGCCGTCGTCAGCCCGACCAGTTCGGTCGCCAGCCCCTTGGTGCTGGTCGCGGCCTTGGTCAGCCCTTGCAGGAAACTCTGCTGCGAGGCGCCATCGACGACATAGCGGACCGAGACCAGGAATTCTTGCAGGGTATCGGCCATCAGCCGACCCCCGGCTTCTGGCTGGCGGGATTGGCGGCGCGGGTGATGATCTCGGAATACCAGGGATTGCCGCGGGTATCGCCGTGGTGCTTCACCGACCAGACCCGAAAGACGCCGTCAGAGTTGGCGATCATCATCTGCTGCTGGATCACCGGCACCGTGTCCGTGGCCTGCCCCTTGCCCGATTGCGACAGCATTTTCCGGGTGAGGTCGCTCTCGTTGATGTGGATCGCGGAGCCCGGCTGGATCGACGGATTGAGCAAGGTCATCACCGATATGCCGCCGTCCATGTTCTGGTGCGGGATGCCGATCATGCCGGTCTGCGAGTTGACCACGGTGATCGTCTGGGGCGGCGGGTCGTTCAGCGTTTGAAGGTTCAGCTTGCCGCTGCCATCGATGTAGCAGTAGCCGCCCGCGGTCTGCGTCACATCGCGCACCACGTCGCGCGGCGAGCCAAGGAGCGTGCGCGCCCGCGGCGATTTCGCGTCGCCCAGGTCGGTGATCTGGCCGAGCGTCACCTTGCCGGACGACACGCTGCCCTGCGCCGCCGACATCGCGTCGGCGCAGGCTTTGAGCACGTCGTTCTGGGTATGCCCGGCGGGCAGCGTGGTATTGATGACCGCCTGATTGAGTGCCGGGTCGAAGTTGTTGGCATACATGCGCAGGTACGTATCGGTGGCGCTCTCCCGGCCGCGCTCGAACCAGATGATATCGCCGCTGAACAGCATGCTGCCGCCCGGGTGATATCCGCTGGGGGCGCTCCCCTTGTAGTTCGGCAGCGCATAGCCGGCGATCAGCGCGACGTTGGTGTATTGCTGGGCGATCCGCTTCATCAGGTTGTCGGAGAGGTTGTAGACCGTCGCCGTCATCCGCCATGGCATCAGCGACGGGTTCATCTCCACCTCGAAGGTGAAGCGAAAATCCGACAGCGACAGCGCCTTGCCCTGCTGGGTCTTGCTCGCCGTGCTATGCCCGACGTCGATCGGGCCGCTATCGGCCCCGCTTCCGATCACCAAGTCCCAGGCGCGGAGCCACAGCTTATTGTGTGGGGCGCTGCTTGATGGGTCGCTCATCGGTTCCGCCTTTGCGCCTCTTGCCAGCGCCGCTCGTTCTCCGCCTCGACGTCGAGCGCGTGATGCGCGAGGGCGACGTGTTCGAGGTCGATGGTTCCGTCGAGCAGGCTCTCCATGCGGTAGACGCCGCGCAGCACCGGGCGCATGAGATACCAGTCGTCGTAGGTCAGATAGTCGGTGCCAGTGTCGGCGGCCGGGGTCCATCCCCGGTTTGCCTGATAGACAAAAAACCCCCGAGGTTGTCCTGCAGCACTTTGCCGGTGATTTCCAGAACCGTCGGCAGGTTGTCGAGATCCTCGAACATGAACGCCTTGGCGCGGGCGCTGAATATATCCGACCACACCGGACCGCTCCCGTTCCCCGCCTGCTGACGCTGCACGGCGCCAGCGCAGGTCGCGATGACGAAATCCATGTCCTCGTCCTTCAGGCCGCTCAACGCTTCCAGAAAGCGCGAGACCTGCACGACGGGGTCGCTGCCATCGGCGCCCGTTTGCAGGGCGAGCATCGGACCGATGATCGGTCCGATCCGCTTGAGCACATGCATCTGCTGGAACGTGGTCAGCTTGCGCGCGCGGTAGAGGCGATCGTCGAGCGAGAACTCCAGCATCAGGGGCTCCCGCTCGTGCCGTCGCCGAGGATGCCGTCGATCATGCCGGCGTGGAACGCCCACTCTTGCACCCCGCCATCTTTGGCATAGTTCACGTTGGGCCACCTCTGAAACGCGCACTGCCGGCAACTGATCTGGTCGCCGCGCGCCGGGTCGGAGATGACGATCGTGTTGTTCCCCCACAGCGCCGAGGAAACCCGCTGCGCGTCGAGCATGACGGACAGCATCTGGTTGGTCGGCGAGGTTTTCAGGAAGCGCAACGTGACCGTGCCAGAGTTGCCGGCGTGCAGCGAGTGCATCACCGAGCCGTCGGCGCCGACGGTCATCGTGTTCTTCTCTTCCGTCATGGCGATGGAAATGCCCTCTTCGGCATTGCCGCTGCCATAGCCGAGACTGAAGCTGCCGCCAGGTCCGACGATGGTGGCAGCCACATCGATGAAGGAATATGTACTCAAGGCACGTCTCCTTTCGTGCTGTCAGTTCAAACCTGATCGACCATGGGGACGCCGGGCGCCTGGCTCTCCGCCCACGCTGTCGCGCCGCCGCGCAGCAGATTGGGATAACGCACGCCGCCGCTGTGCCGGATCACCGCGCCGCCGCCCTGTTTCAATCGGGTGAGGCCGCCGGTCACCATCATCGCCAACTCCGCCGCGGTGCCGCCGTTGAGCCGAACGAAAGCATCGAAGGGCGCGTTCTCGTGGTCGTTGTGGTCGGGAGCGCCGCCCATCAGCCGCCCGCCGATATGCTGGCAGTCGATCGCGTGCAGCAGCCCGGGATGTTTGGTGGTGACGCTCTTGTATTTGCCGCCCGCCGGCAGCCCTTCCATGTCATACGGCGCGCCACCATGCCCGGCGCCGAACAGCCAACAGGAGTCGAACATCACCGCGCCCTGATCGACCGCGAGCACGCACGGCGTCATCGACTCCTTCGCCTCCCATTTGCATTGGCTGAACCACTGGTCCACGCCATTGTTGCCTTCCATCAGCAACATCACCGCGTTGTTCGGCGACGACTCCCATCTGCAGCCTCTGAAATAAAGATTGTTGCTGGTGTCGCTGCCGTTGGTGTTCGGGCTGTGCAGATGCATCATCGGCACGCCGAGCGGATAGCCGACGCGCTTCTCGAGTTCGCTCGCCAGCACGGCGGTCGGATTGCAGAACCCCCCGCCGACCCAACTGCAGTCCTCGATGCGGCCGTCCCAGGTATTATCCGTGTAGAGGTGGCAGACGTACCAGCCCTGCCAATGCACGTTGAGCAGGCGCGGTTCATAGACCGAGACCATGCTGACGATGGGCTTGCTGAAGCCCCTGCCATCGAATTGCAGGTTCTCCAACTGCGGGCGTTCGATCATGTCGTGCGGATATTCGGTGTTCGGCACGCCGCGCAGCGGTAGGATGATGATGTCGCGGCTGCGGGTGATGGTGGTCCCGCCACCGGCGCCCGGATAACCTTGGCCTAGCAAACGGATCGGCTCGCGCGGCCACCTGATCTCGGTCTCGCAGATCCATTCACCGGCACCCAGCACAAGCTCGCGCGAGCCATCGTTCAGCGCGGTCTGGATGTGCTGACTGATCAGCGCGCCGGCGTCGCCTTGCCCTTTGGGGGATTCGTAGAATTTGGTTTGCGGCATGTGGACTCTCCTGGGATCAGGGGGGCGGCCGCGAGCGGCCGGACATGATGATCGCGACCAAAACGGGGATGGTTTCAGCCAGCCACTCGCGGAACAGCGACGGCCACGGCCGGTCCCAGCATTCGGGTTGCAGAAAGATCGCGCAGCGCGCGGTGATAAGCACCACCAGGATCGACGGTGTGATGATCAGCACGGCGAGCAGCAGCATCGCCCACCTGGCCGGGTCGAACGGCGGCTTAGGCGATGGTGGCGGCGGCGTCGGTGACGACGACATGGTAGCGATCAGCGTCGTCGCAGGCCGGGCCCGCGCCGCCCTTGGGCCGGATCGTACGCTGATGCACAGGCTGGCCCTGCCATTGGTCCATGACCACCAGCCCGGCATCGGTCGCCGAGATCAATATCGCCGCGTGGCTCGATCCGTCGGTGGCATTCGCGTAGCGGCCATTGGCATCGAACGTCGCGATCGCCGTGCCGCTTGGAAGCGCGCCGCCGCGCACCTTCTCGCCGCGCCGCCATTGCGAGGTGTGCGGGGCGCCGGTGACCTCGCGCACGTACGCGACGCAGTGGCCGTTGCCGACCACTGCGCCCGTGTACTTGTCGTGCGTTGTAGAGACGAACGTCACTTCGGCTCGGGGTGCGGCGGAATCGGCAGCCCGACAACCAATGACGGATCGACCGCGACGTAGCGCCAGCCGACGCCAGGAATGCCGGCGACGAGCCAATAGGTTTGCGGCTTCGGCAAACCCTGATCGGGCCGCACGGGACGCCCGCCAGCAGGCGGCAGGCCTTGATCGGGCGCAGGTGGCGCACCGCCAGTAGGCGGCAGACCCTGGTCTGGATGACCGCCGCCATAGATGGGCGGCCAGATGGTGCCGGGAGGTGTGCCAGGAGGCGCAGGCTGGATCGGATGGCTCGGCGTCAAAGGTGGAAACACGCCGGGCGGCGGACGCGGCAAACCGTGACCGGGACGCTCACCGCCAATCGGCGGCAGGCCCAGACCCGGCAATCCCTGATCGGGATGCGTGTCATCGATGCCATAGTCGGGATCGACGGCGCCCTCTTCATCGGGAAGCCCCTGATCGGGATGACCACCGCCGCGACGACCGCGGATTTTCAGAAAGCCTGTTACGAACGGCATGTTTCGCTCCTTGGTTGGTGGTGTAGACACGTCGGCCCATACGCTCTTTCACGCCTCTCGCGTGTGACCGTTTGGGATCGTTCCTATCGATTCACATTCACCACGACATTCGCCTTGTGGATCGCGCCGGCGAGCTTGATCGCGGCCTGAATGGTGGGCGCGGTGCGCGTCTCGCGGATCGACTGCGGCTGGGTTTCCACCAAGGGCGCATAGACGTAGTAGCCCTTCGGCAGCATCTGCCCGGTGACGATCTGACCGAACCCGGGCGCGTTCCATTGCCCCGGCGCGATCAGCCCGTTCGTCACGCCTTGCGCGATCGCGTTCTCCACCGTCGTCACCAAGATATGCACGCCGGGATTGGTTTGCGGAATTTTCGTGGGCGCGGTGTAGAGCGCATTGAACACGTCGGTCTGGATGCGATTGGCCTGCCAATCGGTGCCGTGCACCTCATCGAAGAAGAAGCCGTTGCTCATCACCCCCTCTTGGATGATCGCCACGTCGTTGTTGTAGTAGACGAACTGGTTGATGTTTTTTGCTTTCAGCGTCGCCGCCTGGTTCTCGGTCAAAAGCTCTCCGGTCACCCCAGGCTCCTGCTTGAACTTCAGGGTGATGACGGTGTTGCTGCCCTCGAAATCCACGGTGAACGCGCGGCCAAAGATCGCCGCGTCGGCGTAGGCACTGCTGGACGAATACTGACCGAAGGTGCGCTCGAAGTTGTTGCCCTTCATCGCGCTCCCGAGGTCCGTCGTCACCGTCGGGTCGAGCGCGCGCGGATCCTGCGTGGTGTAGCCGAAGATCGAGATGGGAGACGCGGCTTCAATGAAGGCCGCAACGGCGAGGTAGTCGCTGTCGGCGAGCGGCGTCGAGACAGCGAACTTGAACCCGTACCATTCGGGGTGTGCCCGGAGCGCGACAGCGCATTGCAGCGCGGTCTCCGCGGCGATGCCGTTGACCGGCACGCTCGCGCCCGAGGCTTTGGTTAGCCCGAGAAGGGTAGAAACGTCCTGACCGGTGCCGGCCGGTCCCCCGTAGCCAATCGTCGAGGTCGGGCCCGACGAGAGCGACGTGACATTGAACCGCGTGCCATCCCACACAACAACCGCACCGGACAGCGACTGAGAGACGATAGAGGCTGCACCGTTCAGATTGGTGATGTTGGTGAAGTTCATGCCGGACGCGCCGTTGACCGGCGGCAGAGCGCCCGTCGCCAGCGTCAGTTTCAGCGTGCCCGAGATATCGGTGCCGGTCGTCGGCGCGCTGGCATAGGTGATGGTGGAGGCGGCGCCGGTCGTCGCCGAATGCATCTGGAAGATGCCGAGGATCGCATTCCAGATAAACGTGCCTTTGGTGCCAAGCCCGGTTGCGATCAGCGCCGCCGCGGCGGTCAGGTCGGCGACGCCGGTAAAGTCGATCGGCGCGAGGTCAACAACCGTTCCGTCAATTGTCACCGAGAACGCGCCCGATGCGGTCCCCTGCAACGTCGAGAGCAGCGTCGCCTGATCCGCTGTGGCAAACGCGCCGGAGGACAATTGCGCAGCGGACGCGGCGGCGGTGCGGGGAGTGCCATCAACCATGATGACCATGGTGCCGTTGCTCACCGCGGTCAGTGCGGCGAGCGTTTGCGCTTGCTGGGCGGTCGACATGATCGCGCCGTGCAGCACGGCAGAGGTCGGTGTCTGCGCGAAACGCCCGAGATAGACCATCGACGGCTGCGGATGCTGCGCAAAGAAGAGGTCTGCGGCGAGGTACTCGGGCGAGGTGGTGCCGAAGTCCATGCCGATATCGTCGATGCCGGTGTATTCGCGCAGCCTCTCACTGACATCGATCACCGCCGAAGGGCCGGCGATGCAGAGCGAGCCGAAGTTGCGCAGCGGAACCGCGAGCGGGCTCATGTTCACATCGACATTGACGACATCGGACACGCTTAAGCCGGGCATTGGCTTCGCTCCTGTTGCACGCTCATGGATGGGGAAGCCGCGCGACCCGGCGCGGCGGCGGGGTTTAGCCGGCAGACATCTTCAGCACGTTGCCGGCAGTGGGGTCGCACCACAGCATGTAAGGGACGTGAGGATCCGCGGTGGGCAATGCGATATAGGTTGGTCCGTTCAGGAAAACCCGGCCTTGCGTGGCACCGCCCGACACGGCTCCAGGCTGCAAGATGATGTCGCCGCTCGCGTTGCCCGCACCGCTCGCGTCGGCGGTGACCAGCGTGCCTTTCAGGCTGATCACCGGCGCGTCGAGGGTGATCGTGCCGCGCGTTGCGCCGTTTGCCACGGTGCCCGTCTGCAAGATCATGCCGCCGCTTGTATTGCCCGCACCGGAAGCATTGCCGGTGGCGATGGTCACGCCGCCGCTGGTGCCAACAGCAGAGTTTCCGGAATAGAGGTAGATCGAGCCGGTGTTGCCCGCTGCGGCGTCGCCTGAGCCAAGGCCGGCCTGTCCGGTGTCGCCCGCTGGCTGATTGATCGTGTACAGATACGCCCAGCCGTTGGCGCCGACGCCGGTCGCTGCGATGTCCAGGACGGTACCGACGATCTGCGGATCGGCCGTGGTTTCCATTGTCAACGGGCCGGCCAATATGGTGCCGCCAGTATCGTGGTCGAAGGTCAGCACGTCGCGGCCATTGGTCTCGTCGTAGATACGGAAATGCCCGTCCGAACCCCACGGGCCAATGCTCCACCGTGAGAAGGACAGGATGTCGAGGAACAGCCGGCACGATGCCGGCGCAGCGCAATAGGCTTGGAACGGATCGCCATTAGGCGAGGTGAACAACGTCACGCCCGCCGTGTTGGTTTGCCATATCGGACCGTCGTAAGCGCCGTTTGCCTCCCAGCGTTCCAGGGTGAACGTCCCATCAGCATTCTGCCGCAACTGACCGCGCTGCTGACCGGCTACGATGAACTGATAACTCGGCTCGTTTGCATCCGTGACCCAGATGCGACCGGATGCACCGATGTCAGCCGTTGACGAAAGCGGGCCGTTGATCGTCAGACTGTCGACCGTCAGCGAATTGAAGATCCGCACAGAACCTTGGATCGTGACAGGGGGGGCGATCCACATTCCATCCTTCGAGATAGAGAACAGATCGGTCTCGCCGACGATGCTGCCGGTATCACCGGGCATCGGCATGGTGCTGATGTAGAGGGCGTCAACGTACCGCAGCAGGCCGAATGCCGTTCCTGGCGTGCTGGCTGTGCCTGGACCGAACACCAGCGCGGGGCCGTATTGCGCGGCGTCGCTTCGCAGGAACAGTGCCGGAGCCATGCCGGTCCAGGGTGCGTCTTGGCTTTGCGGCGCGTTGATTGTGGTGATCAATCCGTCGAGGGTGATGTCGCCGCGTGTCGCCAGACCGTCGGTCGAGCGGCCCGTGGTCAGAGAGATACCGCCGGATGAATTGCCGGGTGTCGCCGCGTCGCCGGTGCTCAGCAAGAGCCGGCCGGACCCGCTGCCGGCGGCATCCCCCGTATAGATGGCGATCGCTCCGGTCTGGCCTGTTCCGAAGTTATTGCCGGTCCATAGCTCGACGAGGCCGGTTGAACCGCCGCCTCCGCCGATGATGTCGCCGGTGCCGAGTCCACCGCCTCCGGTCGATCCGTCAACCGCGTTGCCCGACCACAGATACACCTCGCCGCTGCTGTCGCTGCCAACGGCGACAGACGGCGAATACAGATCGAGGTTGCCAGCGTCGTCGGTCGACAACGCGCCAGCAGCGGTCATCAGCCGCAGTGGACCCGTGAGCGTGCCGCCGTAGAGCGGAAGGAATGCACCGATCGCGTCGTGGATCGCCCTGTCGGCGTATTGCTTCGTCGCCGCGCCCATCGCCGTCGTCGGATCGCTGGCGAGCGCAAGCGGCCCGGTCAGAATGCCGCCCGAGATCGGCAGATACGGCCCGCCCAATCCGGCGAGCGCGTTTTGCAGGGTGGTGATCTCGTCGGCGATCGTCGCGAAGTTCTGCCGCACCGGGCCGGTGTAGGCATCGGGGGAGGTCGGAACGGTGATGTCGACGTTGCTCGCCATGCTCATTCTCTCCAGTACGTCGAGCCCTCGTCCCACCGCGTCGCGCCGTCGTCCCAGGTGACCTGCGAGCCCGGCGTCACGGAAACGTCGGTGCTGATTCCGGTGTCGGTTTTCAGCACCACATCGGCGGCCGCCAGGTCGAAGATCGGATAGACGCGCTCGAATTGCGCCCTGAACTCCAGCCGCATATCGATGCGATCGACATACTGCTGGTTCATGATCTCGGGGTTGCGTGCGAGGTCGTGCACCGCGAGCAGCTTCGCGCCGATCGCGCTGAACGGCTCCATGTTCTGCTGGATGTAGAGTCCATCCCGCACCGCGCCCGCGGCTTCCTCCGCACCCGGCCCGTAGAAGCTCGCCAGCACCGTCAGCGTCGCGTGGCGCTGCAACTCGTCGTAGCCAGGGGCAGTCTGCCCTGGGAGCGTCACGCCGCCGTGGTGTCGGAGATAGGGAAACTCGTCCGCCTCGACCTGCGTGACGCCCACGGCGGCCCACGTCGTCGCGGCGGAGGGCTGTGCGGGCGGCATGGGCTGCCAGCGCGGCCGCACCAGAGAGCCCGGCAGCACGGCGAGGTTGACGATCATCTGCTGCATGGCCGCGGTGATCTCTGCGCCGCTCGGCGGTCGCGGCGGCTGGTCGGTGACGAAGCCGCCAGTCGCCGAGGTGTTGCCGCTCATTGGCGAGCGGAGCGCAGCCAGAACACCATCTGCTCCAACATGCTCCGCGACATGGAAATCTGGTGCGCGCGGCTCTCGCCCAGGCGCAGCGCCAGATTGTCGATGAAGGCCTTGCAGTGATCGCGCAGGTCGGTGATCTCGTCGCCGCCGTCGGCGCGTGGCTCGCGGCGACCCGCCGCCCTCGCCTGCTCCGCCACGCTGATATCTGCCGGGAGTTTGTCGCTCATGGTGGCCCCGCTGCTGGTGAGATGGTCTTGAGCGTCATCAGGCCCTCGTAGTGGCCCGCGTTGCCCGCGAAGTTGCCGAAGCGGCCGATGCTGATGACGACGTACTCGCATCCCCGCCACAGCACCGTATCCGCCGCCGAGGTGTCGGTTGCGGTCGCGAGCGGGAAGGTGGTGATCACCTCATAGGTGCCCGAGGTGCGGGCGGCGTCCGCGGTCATCTCCAGTTCGTCGCCGGTCGCCGCCTGGAGCGAGGCGAGGATCGGGATGCTCTGGGTCTGATAGGTCGCGATGCCGTCGGCGCCGATCACCTCGACCTGGCGCAAGACGGTGCACGGATCGACGAAATCCGGATCGCTCAGAAGCTCGACGACGCTAAGGTTCGCCATGCCGTGATCCTTTGCATGGTCAGGTGAAGCCGCCAGCAGGCCATGATGTCGGGCGCGGGATGGACGCGCGCGAGGCGAGAGTCGCCGCGGGACACCAGCCCGATATGCTCGCGCTCGTTCCAGTAGGCGACCTGGGTGTTGGTCAGGCCCACTTCGCGGGCGGCGTCGGTCAGGTAGACCCCGCGCGCGGCGAGCGCCCGGAGCTTGGCGATATCCTGGTTTGAGGTGCGCTTGGCTGACGTCATGAGGCACCCCCCTCCCGTTTCGCCACAGAGGGCCGCACGCGGCGTTTCGCGATTCCTGGCCCCGTTCTCCCGCCGAGGCTCCGCCGGGCCGGCCGTGGGGCGGCGCGCCGGCGCCGCGTAGCCCATATCGCCCGAGGCTATGTGGCCAGGAGCCACCCGTGTCGCGCGAGGCCGACCAGGACGATAATCAGGCAGACCAGGACGACCAGCAGCTTCAAGATCGGGTCGATCATCACAGGCCCCCGCGCGACCACGACGATGAGATCGACCAGCCAGCACGCGAGCCACGCGATGACCGCGTAAACGATCGCTTTCTCTTGCATGGGGATAACCTCCGAGTTCAGTCGCGGCGGATCACATAGGTGACCGAAGCTCTCAACTGACCTGAATCTATGAGCGGGCGGATATTCGGGTTGCCCGCCGCATCGGTCTCCGCGGCCCACTGCGTCACGGTGACCCCGCGCTTCTTGATCTGCTTGAGCTTGCGCCGGCCCGCCTGCGTCTTGCGCAGCCGCGCGCGGATCGTCGCCGGCTTCAGCGGCACGAACGGCGGCTCGGGATCGGTGATCTCGTTGACGACCGAGTTGCGCGCGAGGATGCCCACCTTGTTGAGCACCTGATCGACGCTCGACAGATTGCCGGTCAGCGCATCCTTGGCGCCCTGCTTCATCATCGCGATGGCCTGGCTGCGGATCCTCTTCACGCCGGGAAACAGGAATGGGCGCGCCGGGATGTTGTGCATCGGCGAGCCGAACTCGTGGATGTAGGCGAGCGAGGCATTGGTGATCTCGCCCTGCTTGCGTCCGGTCTTCGCGGCCGGCACGCCCACCAGCACATCGCTCCGGGTCAGCGCGCTGACGTTGCCGATGATCTTGCCGACGTTGTCGATCGTCTTGCGCACATCGATCGGCATCAGGCGGCTTCCAGCATCTGGACGCGGGCGGCGAGTTCCTTGATCGCATTGACCATCGCGGCGACAATCGGTGTGGTGCTCACTCCAAGCGTCGGATCGGCGCTGTCGCGCCCGCCGCTGCCATCCGGCAACACAAGCCCCATCACATGCACCGCCTCGGGAAGCACGCCCTGTACTTCCTGGGCGACAAAGCCGAGATCGGGTTTCGGTTCGGGGCCAGCCGACCTGGGGATGCGCGTGAAGGTCACCGGCCGCAGTTGCAGGATTTCCGCAAGCCCATGCTCGGCATCAGCGATGTTCTGTTTGCCGCGCACATCGGAGTAGTCCTGATAGGCTCCACTGCCGCCGACCGGACCGAGATTGTTGACCAGCAAAGCCGATGAGATGGCGAAGCCGATGAATGCGCCACTGGCTGTCTGCCACCACATATCACCGTTGCCGCCGTTCCAGTCCCAATACCATTGAGATGCGATGTTGATAACGCGCCCATTTCCACCTGGGCCGATCCAAAAAGAGCCCGACATGCAGGAGAGGCCGCCCGCCGCGGCAACACTCCCTCTCGTGGAGAGACCGCCGCCGGTATCGAGCGTCATGTTGATCGTGCCGCCCTCGACGAAGCGCCACGCGCCATCACTGGCATTGCGCGCCAGATAGTAGTTGGTGTTGTTGGCGACATAGAATATGCCGCTCGCGTTCATGATGTAGTTTTGCGTGTTGATATAGCCAGAGACGACCATATTGCCGCTGATGTTCGTATTGGCGGCGACCGACAAACCGCCGGCCAAGGTCAAACCGCCGCCGCTGTCGAAGGTCGCGAAGGTCGTTCCGCCGTTGCCAACCCAGACCAGATTGCCGCTTGAGCGGTTCCAGGCCCAATACCAGCCGTTTTCATATTGGTGATAGAGGTATGCTGAACTGCCATACAGCACGAAATTGGAGGCGGTGGCGCGCGCGGCATAGACGCCAGTGGCGCCGAGAATATCGCTGCCCGCGGTGATCGCGCCCGTAGCGTTGATGCTTGCCGTGTAGAAATTGCCCACTGTGGTGAGACTGCCGTTGACGGTGAGATTGCCCGCAGGGGTGAGCGCCATCACCTGCGTCAGCGACGCCACAGCACCGACAGCACCAGAGGGCGCCGACGACCAG